ATATTAACATATCAAGGCAGTCCAAGAAAAGTTTAAAACTAAAAAAACAACAGCAAATAACATACTGTACATCGCAGTAAGAGGAACCCAACTGAAATATTTCGATCTGTTTAACATGTTAAGAAAGTCGGGGTCTTTATTAGAGACCAAAATCAAGAATGCCAGTGAAGCATTAGTGACCAGACTGATCCCAAACAGCACGACAGAAAACTGGAGCGAAATTGAAAATTCCGCTGGTTTACCTGCACTGAAGAGGGAAAAGTAAAATGCTATTGATAAAGCTGCAAATCCATTAAAGACCCATAATTGAGCAGCAACAAATGCTTTGCTAAGAAAATACTTGTTAAAATCCATATGTTAATGACACCTCGAATCGGGGTACGTCTAGGATGATGTAGACAATAGTATTTGTGTTATCTTATTACTAATAAGTCAGAAAATCTCGTAGTATATCGAGGCGACAACATTTCTCGCTTCATCTGCTGCTGAATGCCCTGCCCAGCAAATTAGAGCGTTCCTTTCCCGTCTTTCGCGCTCAGGTAATCGAGCATTTCCATCAACTTATCTCTTCCAGCGCGTGGCGCGTTCTCATCAAACAAGTTTAGCTGGGCCACACCATGGCTAAAGAAGTCACCCAGCATAATGCCTGCCTTCTGGTAACGGTGTCCGTCTTTCCAGATTTTGTCCAGGCACTTTACCGCGGCGTTGATGATGTCGCGAGAATCCTGTGTAGGCGTGAGAAGTTTGATTGAGGCACTGTTGCCGTAATATGGCTCATTCAGGGCAAAAGGTGACGTCTTCACGAACGCCGAGATAAAACGGCAATACTGATGCTCGCCGCGAAGCTTTTCGGCGCCACGCGCCGCATAGCTGCAAATAGCCTGGCGCATCTGTTCATACTCGGTAACGCGTTCACCGAACGACCTGCTGCAGACAATTTCCTGTTTTGCTGGTGCAAACTCCTCTAGAGCCAGACAAGGCTCGCCGCGTAACTCACGGACGGTTCGCTCGAGTACTACGTTTGACCTGCTCCCCGTTGATTAACACACCGTGATGTTAGTAATGTCTTCATAAGCCACATGAGGACATCCCCATGAAGAAGCGTTTTTCCGACGAACAGATCATCACTATTCTCCGTGAGGCAGAGGCCGGGGGTTCTGCCCGTGAACTCTGCCGCAAGCACGCCATTTCCGACGCCACCTTTTATACCTGGCGTAAGAAGTATGGTGGTATGGAGGTGCCCGAGGTTAAGCGCCTGAAGTCGCTTGAAGAAGAGAACGCCAGACTCAGGAAGCTGCCTGCCGAAGCCATGCTGGATAAGGAGGCACTCCAGGTGGCTCTGGGGCGAAAGTACTGACGACAGACCAGAAGCGGGAAGCCGTTGAGTTTATGTGTGATGCGACCGGTCTGTCACAACGTCGTGCCTGCAGGCTTACAGGTTTGTCCCTGTCGACCTGCCGCTATGAGGCTCGGCGCCCGGCGGCTGATGCGCATTTATCAGAGCGCATCACTGAGCTGGCACTGGAGCGCAGGCGTTTTGGCTACCGCCGCATCTGGCAGTTACTGCGCCGCGAAGGCTTTCATGTTAATCACAAGCGCGTGTACCGCCTTTATCATCTGAGAGGGCTGGGCGTAAAACGCAGACGGCGTCGTAAAGGGCTGGCAACAGAACGTCTGCCGCTGCTCCGCCCGACGGCGCCCAACCTGACCTGGTCGATGGATTTTGTCATGGACGCGCTCGCCACCGGTCGCAGGATCAAGTGCCTGACCTGTGTGGACGACTTAACGAAGGAATGCCTGACGGTCACTGCTGCCTTTGGGATTTCAGGCGTGCAGGTGACACACATTCTGGACAGCATTACGCTGTTTCGAGGCTATCTGGCGACGATAAGAACTGACCAAGGACCGGAGTTCACCTGCCGCGCACTGGATCAATGGGCTTTTGAGCATGGTGTTGAGTTGCGCTTAATCCAGCCGGGCAAGCCAACGCAGAACGGATTTATTGAGAGCTTTAACGGACGATTTCGCGATGAATGTCTGAATGAGCACTGGTTCAGCGATATCGTTCACGCCAGGAAAGTCATTAATGACTGGCGGCAGGATTATAACGAGTGTCGTCCCCATTCATCGCTGGATTACCAGACACCAGCTGAATTCGCAACGGACTGGCGAAACAGGAAATATGAAGAAAAACCAACCGAAATTACTGACTGAAGGTTGTATCTAATCCCGGGGGCAGGTCACATGCTTTATCCTTTGATAAATGTAGGAATTTTTAATATCTCACATTTACTGCATAAACGCATTATCGCAGGCACTCAGCGAATGCCTGCTGTAATGCCTAACTGTACTCACCTAACGCCCGATGAGATCTCTTTGCTCTTTCGTCAACTCTTCTTCTCGCAAGTAGTAGCAGGTAAAACCAGGAGGGGGGCTATATAGTTCTGCTGGTTGGTACTTGCCAACATTAGACAGGCCGACGATTTTACCATCATCACTTTCAGCCCACGCAGCTATCGGATAGATTGCGTCTGATGTTTTGAGCTCTTCCTTACCTTGAACGAAAAGATACCAGTTACCAACGGCCGGAATGATCTTTGAATATCTACTACCTTGTGGCATGTTTTTTCTCCTGAATGTCTGTGGAGAATAAAGGTATAAAATAATTGAGCTTAAATAAAGGGTTACTGAAACTGTTGACAGTTCCTTTCCCAAGCTTTGTTATGCGCTAGGATGTCTTTCTTTGTCTGCCTGTCCAGTACATCCCAGTCGTGATCCGTTCCGTATATGGGCTTAACCCAGTCGCAAGCCGTGTCCACTACCTCAACCTTTACGGGTCCAGTTGTCCCGCAGCTGACAATCAACATCGTCGCCAGGCATATGGTTAACAGTCTAGTTTTCTCTCGTTTCTTCTCGTGGCCCTCTGCTACTTCTGTACCGCCACTTCTCGAGCGAATCAAATTCCTTCCCCACACCAAGCCGCATAATCTTCTTGAGCAATTAAGCGGTATTTCCCTCGGCTGACATCTCGACGACATCCAGCCAGGATAACGTTGTCCTCCAGACCTTAGGTCACTGAGATACCGGCTTAAGCTCGCCGGTCGAGGTCAGGATGCTGTGCACGTCCATCTGGTCTATCTCAACGAGACGATTCAGGACGTATGTCGCATTTATGCCAACCAGATCATTGCGTTGCGCTTTAAGTTCGGCAATTCTGGACTGGATGTCAGGTTTTGACAGATTTTCGGACGCGGTGCGGTTAGCTGTCTTTGCGCTGTACCCCGCCCGAATAGCAGCTTGCGTGGCGTTTAAATCGATGAGGTACTCTCGACAGAACATTTTTTGCTTGTCTGTGAGTGCCATTTTTAACTTCCAATAAGGAGATTGTTATGAGCGATGACTTTAAAACAGGAGACATTGTTAAACTTAAATCAGGCGGACCTGATATGGCCATCAAGTCATTTTCACCAACTCAAGGGCACTCTTTTCTTTGCCAATGGTTTGCTGGTAAAAAACTTGAGCAAGGATATTTCAAACCGGAATCTATTGAGCGCGTTCCCCCAAAGCCATAACCCCAAACACACCAACCTTAACTCTTGATGATGTTTCATCCTGGATGATGGACGTTTTATCAAAAGATGGGGGTCTTTATCAGCAGGATGTTGTGGATTATCTCGTTAAACAACATAACGAGCAGCATCTCAAAGAAAATGCGGATGGCAGCCTAGCGCTATCAACCAAAGTAATTAATAAATTCAGGATTGATAGCGGGCATTGTGTTGTTTGGGTTAAGCCAGACAAATACTGGCGATACCGCACCTCTGAAGACGAAGATAGTCGAGAATCTCGCGGTTAACATTAAAGGCGATCGCTCGCCCTTTTCTTAATCACTATTTGTTGCTGGCGTGAACTGTACGCGCTTTACGTCTGCGGGAGCAAAAAACAGCCACTGTCCTGTCTCCGTTGCCAGCGGTACAAAACCGTTAGCCAGCTCAGGCTGACGTCGTGACATCTTGCCCGTGAAGGTTTCGCCTGTTTGGGTGGTTAGCGTGATTTGGTAGATGTCTGGCATTATTGTTACTCCCAGATGCATTAATTGGGTGATAAACTCCTCACGAGACTATCTATGGAACAGCACATGAAAATAGTAGATATTGAGAAATGGGCACCACATGTAGGCATGTTTATGCTCGAATTTGGTGCCGTTGAATCTTTTACTCGTAGCCTTCTTGAAGAGTTAACCCCCCCTTTAATATATAAACATATCAAAGAGATGGTGCTTAGTAATAAAATAAAGATCATCACTGATATCCTTAAGTGTTCCGAAGAACACCCAGACCTTCATCAGGAACTTATTCAGGCTTACAAACATATTGATGAGCTAACAGAAATCAGAAATATTATCGCTCACAATACTGTTAAGCTAGTTTTTTGGGAAAATCACGAACCTGAGAAATATCCATGTGATGAGGCCCTTTATAGCGATAAAAATTCAAAAACTATTACTCTTGATGAGATGCAAGAACATAATGCCAATCTAAGTTCACTAGTAGAAACACTGTATCGTATAGAAGGAACTAAGCGCGGAAGGAGAATTGCTAAAGACTTGGAATATTTCAAGATATCGGGACTAACATTATCTGACTTGAGCAATCTGAGTAAAGAATGATGTTTTTTTAATTTTTATTTCAGGCACTGATCTTTGATGTAGTCTTGCATGCCGCGAATCATCTTGTCAGCGGTTGCGATTCCGTCCCGGCGATCGAAATAATTCCGTCGAGCGTCTGGAATAAGTTCGGGGGCTCCTGCATCATCCACGCCGGGGGCGGAGGTGGCTTTGGGCACTCCAGGGCAGGTTGCGGCGATGCGCAGCCGTTTAGCGCCAGAATCGACATCCCGACGCAAATCAGTAATTGTGTTTTTCGCATCAGCTAATTCCTTCGTGTATTTAGCATCCAGCGCAGCGACTTCACGCTGGCGAGTCTGCATGTCTTTGATGATGGAGTTTGCCAGGCTGAGCGTCTCAGTGGCTTTATCTCTCTGGTCTTTATAAGCGATGGCGTTGTCACGATAGTGTTTAATCGCCAGTGCCATGCAAACAAGCAGACAGAAAACGACAACGCAGATGATGGCTGTTATTCGACTCATTTCTGGCCCCACTCGCAGACTTCGCGCTCAATCTCGGGCCGGGTGATAAGCCCCTTCCACTGTTTGCCACCGGCATACGTCCAGCGCTGCAGTTCTTTGCATGCACCCGGAACATCGCCGGCATTTAGTTTTTTCAGTAGCGTCGATCTGCTAAATGCTCCGGTTCCCACGTTGTATGTGAAAGAGTAAAGCGCGGCGCGGGTTGGCTCAGAGATGTGAACATTGATCAGCGGGTCAATGGCGTTAGCTACTTGTTGCAAATCAGACTGCAGCAAAGCGTCACATTCTTTATCTGTGTAGCGGTGACCGCGGCGAACGTCAGCGCCGGTGTGGCCATCGCAAACAGTCCAGACGCCGACCACATCCTGATAGGCGTAATAACGCCGCCATTCCAGCCCATCCGCATTACCCAGCATGACAGCTGCAATTAAGATTGAGATTGCTCCGGATCCGCCAACAATGACGCCCACCAGCTTATTCCTCAACGTTGGGTTCATCTCGGCTCCTGCTGCGGCGGTTGTCTTCGCGGATCTTGAAATAGAGATTCGTCAGATATGTCAGTACGGCAATGATGATACCCACCAGCACGCCGATAGCGTTACACTGCTCGGGGCTGTAGGCATTCAGCATGCCGTTTAGGATGCTACCGGCTGAAGCGCCGTATGCAGCACCTGTGGTTAGTTTGTCCATGCGATACATACTCTCACCTCGCGTAGTTAGCGGGTGCTGTGTGTTTGAAAAGGGTCAATGCGTCGGGACGATTTAACAAGAAGGCGTGTCGATGATGGTTCCCGGAGCCTAAAATAAAAAAGCCAGTGACAGACTAGCAATGTGAGGGTAAGGCAATGAGCAGGATATTATTTAGAACCAAGCGACCTTTAAGCTAGCTAAACAGATGGCATTTGTGTAAAAAGATGACATCAATCAGCAGGTGTTCATCGTGAAATACATTCGGCTAAAATTAAAGCTCATAACAGTATCACTTTATGTGTTTCTGGTTGTTTTTGGCTCTGGATTTGTAGGTTCGAGTACAGCCAATGCAATTAATCTTGAGACACTTAACCTAAATTACTCATTAATAGCAAAGAACTCGGCGGTATACGCACTCTGCGCAACTGGTGCGACATTGGTTGTTCCACCAGTCCTATATTTAATCCAGCATTATGTCTGGCCAGTTTTGAAATTTGTCGGTTTGAAGATTCGCTTCTTCTTCCATGGATACTAAAAGGCTCGCAGCTGGCGAAGCATCGCTTATTTTTTCCGTTACAGCGCTAGCTCTTCAATAATTCATAAATCGCCAGTAGCAAAAAGCCCCGCGGGGTTAACAACAGGGCTTTAAACGAAGGCAATAACCCATCGTTAGAGCAAAATTACCACAGATTAGGGAAAGGTAAATAGCTCACGATAAATTCACGCCCTATTTTGTTATCTGCTTCAGCTGCGCATCAGCCCACGCCTCTTCGATATCAAACTTGGTGATGAGCTGATCGTAAAATGGCTCAACAGACTTCTTCCAGGTATCGAGGCTGATTGCATCCGTTATCTGACACACCGCGGCGTAAGCCTCTGTGGAAGGAATTCGTTCATACCCCCGCCCGCTGCAACGCTTACAGTCAACCAGAACCGGTACACCCTGCTGTTCAGTAAGAACCTGATTAACGGCTTTCCCGCGTCCATGGCAATCTTTACAGGCGCAACTTACAACCTTCTTACCCTTGCACTGAGGGCAGAGAACGCGCGCTACCTCCCTGATCTCTCTTCGCACCTCATACTCAGAAGGACGAATATCCTCTTCGCCCATGTTCAGGGACATCTTAACGCACTTCTTCTCTTTTGCCGGAGTGTGAGACTTCATGCTGAAAACCTCAGCGTCGATAAACCCTTCCCCGTTGCAGCCATCGCACTGCTTCACGCTGGCGGCGCTGCGGGAATAGTCCTCAAACGCGAAGGTGGCCAGCTGGTGCATCACTAATGCCTTAACCCTGGCATCCAGTTTGCGAAGCGCAGCGACCCGGTCGCACTTGGTCAGCGCGTAATGGGCCAGCAACTCAATCGCCCTCTTCCGGTCATTGTTGCTGATCCCCATCTTCCCGAGAAAGGCGCTATAACCCAAGGCTGCCCGTTCCTGCGTCATACCCATAGCGGCAATGATTTCCGTTCCGGTTAATGTGTCTGACGCAGTAGCGCGCGGAGAGTCGCTAATCATTGTCGATTTTGCGAAGTGATATTTAAGGGTGTTTTCAAGATTCATGCGGTCTCCAGCTCAGTGATGGTGAGTTCTAATTTCCCGCCCTTAACGACAGGCATTTTCACAACGCGATAATCCACAACCTGGCGGTCATCCAGCCAGAATCCCGCCTTGGTTAAAGCGTCGAATGCAGCATTCTGCAGGTTATCCAGATCGCGGCGCCTGCGGTCGGGCATGTGCCATTCAATTCGGATTTTGAGTGGTGCCGCCGTTCGGATATTTAGCCGGCCGCTTGGAATGATACTGGCTACGGCATAGCGGTACGCGACGCCATCATCGCTAATGTGCGTAAGCCCACGGTTGTGCCGGTAATACCGATTATTGCTCGGCGGCCAGGGCAAAGTGATTTGATATATCTTCACGTTTACCCCCACATCCGGCTGCTCCAGCGGCTATCCGGACGCGCTGGCGTATTTGAGGTAGGAAGGAAAGCACTGACAGTCTAGGTAACATAATCCTGGTTGAGGCTGCGCTCTACTCTCACGCCGCGCGCTTTGTAACGCTTAACCAGTACGTCGGCTTGTTCGGTGCTGCAATCAGTGTGGTGGAGCCATGTAGACCTCATTCCATCACCTCGCAAAGCCAAGCAGCTGAGCGGCGACATTTTCTGCCTCATCACGACTGCGGAATGAACGGGACAGGACCCAGCGCCAGAGGACATCGAGCGCAGCTTTATAGAGCTGCTGAAACTCGATTTCGTCCATGTTGGCAAACGAGATGCTGCGAGGATGCTTTTTGAGTGTCCCGTCTGGTAGCTGAATGGCATCAAAGTGCCCTGCCTCGACGATCACCCAGGAACGGTAAGCATCGAAGGATTTGCACAGACTAATGCCATTCGTGACGCGCCGGTAAGCAACCTGCTCAAGATACTTCTCAGCAGCATCGATCAGCGCGCCCTCATTCCCGCCATACGAAGCCAGGAACTTGGCGTAGCCAGTGATCAGCTTCCGCTCGTTACTCGAGATAGCCCCGCCGGTTGGTTCCCAGTATTCAAAGCCGAGATTGAGAAGTGCGAAAAAGCGCCGGTGGAATGCCGGGTTACGTACACGTCTGAACTCGGCAACAAGAACATCGCCGAGCCGGGTTTTGGATTGCAGGATATCGCTGGTCTCGGGCGTAGCCGGGATCAGTATTCCTGAGTGGTGTTTGATAAGTTGTAATTCTAGCGCCATGGTTTTCTCCGTGGCGCATCAGGTTGTCAGTTGTTCATGCTGACTGAAATAAATTATGGCGAGTCGATTATTTAAAAATCAAACTATTTTTTTAATTACGAATCGAAAAGTAATTTTTTATTAAAAGAAAACTTAAGTTCATATATAGAAGGATAAAAACCAAAGATAATATTATTAACTTAATTTTCATAAGAACAGGCAGGCAATTTACAATAGTAAATGGGATAAATAAAAATTGCATGAAATAAATATCTAGTGTAACATGCCAAAAAAAATTACACTCAGTTCCGCACTGAGTGGCGGTAGCGTTCCTTATTAAACTAATCATTTCATTTATACTCATTCATTTAATAAAGAGAGCAGCATAAGCATGGAATTAATATACACTTACATAAATAATTATAAAGGCTTATATGATTTAGCATTACCAACGTCCAGTAAATATAAAGTATCAGGCGATCGCAACCATATTAAAATTATCAAGAAGGATTTAAGCAAAGACTATTACAGCGATATACAATGCACATTAATCTTAGGAAAAAACGGCGTTGGAAAAACCTCTATACTAGATTTCATCAATAGTTTTATTTATGACTTTGAAGGGAGCGGTTATTGCATTTGGAATGAAAATGAAAACCTAATAATCACAACAAGCAATTCCCGGCCACCAATAATTGAATCAGACATGAAAGTTGATTACATTGAAAATAATGAAATATTCTTTCGAAGGAATAAAATAAATCTTGTAAAAATCAACAATACAATTGATCTCAAAAACATGTTAGTTGGTAGAAAAAAGAAAAAAAACACATCCACCTCTCAAGATCTATCACTATCTTACTTCCTACAAGGCAGCAAAACGCGTACTAAACAATTACTCAAGAAATTAATATCATTTTCAGATAATAGTTCATGGGCTGCCGAAAAACTTTCAGACCTCAATACTAAATTTCAGTTTGAAATCGAAAACTCTCCAGTATATAAAGTTAATTCCATCTTAAAAAACAACGAGATTGGAGACAAAGGACTTTATGGCGCAACTGAATATTTTTTTGAAACATTACATGAAAAAATCATTGAAAACAAACTACCTACATATGTAATATCAGACTTTAACTCTCAAGACATTTCACTTTCTACGATACTAAATGATGAAATACATCTTGATGAAAAAGATATTATTGAATTAATTTTCAATAAACATAGAAATTTGCAATCCCACTCCAAAAAGTCATATATTGAAATAATAAAACTGATGCTTATGCCAGCAATAGTTTGGCATTTACTTAAAGCATCAAAAATCTCGAAAGATATGTGCGAAACAATCTATTTATATTGTTTATGTAAAACGTACCTTGAAGATGATAAACCATCTGAAGTTATAATTGATACATTAAACCAATTAAATATAAAAGATTATTATTTTACAAAAATATTAAATCTCTCAGAGTATATATTTGAAACCATTTATACAATAGCCGGCATTTTAGAAACAATCAACGAAACACCTAATGCTGATTTTTCTTTCACTTTAGAAGAACCTAAACAAATAATTGAGCTAATGAAATTAGTCGACAAATTACCAGGCGGGATATCTTCAAGATTTAGATATGGTTGGGATTCGTTGAGTTCAGGGGAATTTGCAAAATTAAACCTATTCAATCAACTTTATGACTCAATAGAGCACAGCAACGGAAAGAATATAATTATATTATTGGATGAATGCGACTTATACCTACACCCTGAATGGCAAAGGACGATATTTTTAGAAATAATAGACTTGATCAAAGTGCACAAACAAAACAAAACCGTTCAAGTTATATTCACAACACACTCTCCAATACTAGCGAGCGATTTTTTACCCTCGGATATAATACATCTTGAAAAAGACAGCACCCATAAGACAAATACAAAACCAATTGAGTTTGGATTTGGAGCAACCATATCAGAGCTTTATATAAATGGTTTTTTCATTGAGGCAACCATAGGCCAACATGCTTACAACTATCTAGAATCGATTATTCATAACGCTGAGCAAAAAACTTTAAATACCAATCAAAAAGTTATCCTTAAGCAAATCAAAAACAAATTACTAATTGACCTCATAGCATTAAAATCAAATAACATCGAGGAAATTAAGTCAATAAAAAGGGGTAAAAACAATGATTTTAATAAATAGAGAAGTCAGTGTCGAGGTTAAAATTTCATTTTCTAAGATAGTAAAGCAAGTTAATACAATCATAAAAACAAAGAAATCTCAATCAAACATTGATAAAGAGCTTGAACTTCTCAACTCTTTAGATAAAAAAACAATCCGAAAACTAGTCTTTTCAAAACCAAAAAGATTAAGAAATATCGTATTAAAATTATACAACAAACACCCAGAACTATGTGAGTTTTATTCACCGGATTATTTCTTTAGAAATCTAAATCTTTCTTCAGCGACAAATTTGCAGCTACCCTTAAACGATAAAGAAAACAAAAGAATAGTTTACCAAGAACTTAGCACTGTAATACAATCAATTCGCTCACTTCCTCATGTAAACTCAAGTGTTATTCTTAATGATATATTAAGCACACCATACTCACTAACAAAACTGTCTGTATTGAGAGATAAAATACTTGACCTTTTGAATATCAAAAAAAAAGGCACTTTAAATAATAACACAATAGCTTTGTTTCCATCATGGATAAGTTCTATCTCACAAATATTTAATTACTCACTCATCAATAGAGAAACCGCATATCAGTTAAACCGTTTCTTAGAAATTTATGCCTGTCCGTATTGCAACAGTGAAGAAATAGAAGCAATCTATGATGAAACAGGACATGATTACAGACCTGCATTTGACCATTTCATTCCAAAATATAAGTATCCTTTCATTTCTTTTAGTATTTACAACTTAATACCTAGCTGCACAAAATGTAATAGCACATATAAAAAAACACTCGATCCAATAATGACCTCACTTTCCAACCCCTTCCTTGAGGGAGTTAATGACAGTAGGCTCTTCTCGTTTGATTATGATATAAACTATATATACAGCAGTGGTATTATTGAAAATGAAGATATTACAATAAAATTAAAAAAACTAGGTAATAGCATCGATAATAACATGGAAGAATTTAGCATCGCAGAAAGATACAACTCTCATAATATTAAAAGAATAGCCAGGGTAATTGCAAAAAGAGCATTTGACTTAAAATCGTTTGAAGAAAATTTTAATATGAACCCCTCAGTTTTATTAACATTCGGATATGACTCTAATGTTGAACCACTGAAACATACTCATAAAAAACTCATGCAAGATGCAATATTAACCTTCTCCAATAAACATGTGCCCTTAAACTAATAAATATAATCCAATCTTAAGCGCTGCAAGCCTTCATGCGCTCATATTTGGCTTTCAAAAGCTCCGCAGGGGTCGGCCCCTTCGGTCGTACTGGCGCAGCTAGCGCACAACGTACAGGCGGGATCGGCTTTCCGGACAGCACCCGCTTTTCCCACATACCCAGAATTTCGCAAGCTTCATCTTCGAGTTCTTTTTGACTCAGTTGGCCATCAGTTGCGCGGCGCCGCAGTTCGAGGCAAATGTGGTAATAAACCGGCTTCGGCCAGGGATACTGCTCACTACTCGGGTACCGGAATACCAGCTTACGCCACTTCCAGTATTCAGCCATGACGTCAGCAGTGGTGATCCCCAGCACGCAGCGCCCTTCCCTGCACCACTTGATGAACTGGCCTGGCGAAGGCAGAGATGGACGCTCCTGTCGGCGTACCATGCGCATGCCGGCTTCGACCTGCTCCATGGTTGTGATCCCGTTTTCTTTAAAGGCCAGCACCCATTGCCGGCGGAACTCGTTCACGTCTTCCTGGCTGCGATTAACCAAGCTTGCCGGAAACGCGGCCGCCAGCTGTACGAATAACCCGTTGATAATCTGCGCCACCTGCTGCGTTTGCTCGCGTTCGGTGTACTGCTCAGGCATGTTGTGCGCCACACGGCGAGCCTGTTCCCGGTCAAAAATGCGAATGGTCTCGGAAAGGTTTTTCATTCCAGAACCCCGTCATCCAGTCGGTGTTTATGCAGGTCGATACAGCCCC